CCTAAATCAAATAAAAAAGATTCTTTTTTTAGGAACTCTTTAGAAGATATAAGTAATTTTGTTACTGCACTAAATATAAATGTTAATATTCATAGTGAAACTCATGGTATACATCAACTAGGTGGAGTCGATGGAGGATGCCCATTTGTTAAAAAAAATAATGATCTACCTTTTTATAAAATTTTAAATCCATGGATAATCAAAACACCTCCAGGCTATTCTTGTTTATTTACTGCTCCTCTTAACAATGCAGATGATAGATTTACAGCTTTAAGTGGGATTGTTGATACAGATACTTATGATAGCTATATTAACTTTCCAATTGTTTTAAATGGAGATAAATACCCTGAGCTTCAAACTATTTTAAAAGTTGGAACTCCTTATGTACAAGTAATTCCTTTTAAAAGAGATAATTGGAAAATGCAAATTGATTATACAGAAAGAGATGAAAGATGGGCTAGATTAGAGTTTTTAAGAAAGTTTATACATAAATACAAAACAATTGCCTGGAGAAAAAAATCATGGAAATAGGGCAACCAATAATTAAGTTTATATCTATTTATGAAGATATATTTGAAAAGGAAAAATTAGAAGATATGTTTGAAGTTTGGAAAACTTTTGATTATGAACAAGTATCATACTTTCAAGATGATAAACTACAAAATAAAAAAACAGTAAGAAATGCACAAGCAAGAGGCCTTAGTATTGAAGACTCTTCTAAAACAATACAACATTATTCTAACCTTTTTCACAGAACCTTTTGTACTAATTTTCATCGTTACTTAAAGTCAAATAATTTTCCTATTAAAGCAGTAGAAAAACTTTCTAACCCAGAAATATTAAAGTATGAACCAGGAGGTCACTATGTTTGGCATACTGATTCTTGCTTAAGTGTAAACAGAGCTTTAAGTGCAATTTATTTTGTTAATGATGATTATGAAGGTGGTGAACTTGAATTTAATTTTCCAACAACTGATCAATCATTAAAAATAAAACCAGTTGCAAATACAATGATAGTATGGCCATCGAACTTCATGTTTCCACATAGGGTCATACCCGTAACTAAAGGTATAAGGTATTCAGTAGTATGTTGGGCAGTATAAAAGATTTTAAATATAAAAAAATAAAAAATTTTCTTACACCAGAAGAAACAAATATTTTGTGTAGTTGGGTAGAAGATTATCATAAAAATAATTTGCATAAAGATGGAGTAGATATGATTCAATCTAATGTGTACAATACTATGGGAGATTATAAGCCTATCTTTGAAAAATTATTAGAAACTAAGAGAAAAAAAATGGAAGAAGAATGTGGGCTAAGTCTTTATCCAACTTATTCCTTTTTTAGAATGTACACCTTATATTCAGATTTAAAAAAACATACTGATAGACCGTCTTGTGAAATATCTGCTACAGTTTGTTTAGGTGGAGATAAAACTGAGTGGCCAATATATATAGAAGGTAATGCAGTTAGTTTAGATCCAGGCGATGCGGTTATATATCTGGGTTGTGATTTACAACATTGGAGAGAAAAATTTTTAGGTGATTGGCAAGCACAATGTTTTTTACATTGGGTAGATGCTAATGGTAAATACAAAGATCATAAGAATGATAATGTTTTAAAAACTACAGGAAAGCAAAGATGAAAATTTTACAATCAAAAGAAGACGGATCTTGTTTAATACAATTTACTGAAGAAGAAAAACAAATAATAAAAGAAAAAGGTGGCTTGAGAATGACTGCCGAAAGTCTAAAACATTTTTCAAATGTTTTAGTCAGTATAGCCGTTGGTTTAAATCGTAATTTTGATGAAAAAACAAAAGATCTACTTACCTTTGATGACACCAAAATTGAGGGGAAGTAAGTCTTTATAACATAAAGGGTATGTAGTATAATGATGCTATGCCTTTAACAAATGTACAAATAGCACCAGGATTTAACAAACAAGTAACAGAAACAGGCGCAGAAGGTCAGTGGACAGATGGCGATTTTGTTAGATTTAGATATGGTCTACCTGAAAAAATTGGTGGTTGGGAACAGATAACAGATCAAACTTTATTAGGTAAAGTTACTGAACAATTAATTTATGCAGATCTAGATGGTAATAGATACGCAGCCTTAGGTACAAATAGAACTTTAATCATTTATTATGAAGGTGCTTTCTATGATATTACACCATTAGATACCGCTATTACGGGTGCAACTTTTACAACAGTTAATACTGACCCAACCGTTACGGTTAATAAACCTGGTCATGGTTTATCCATAGGAGATCTATTTACATTTACTTCAGTTACTCCCCCTACTGGAGCAGGATATGTAGCAGCAGATTTTACAACAAATACTTTTCAAGTTGTTACCACACCTACGATAGATACGTTTACAATTACGATGGCTACAAATGCAGGAACCACTGTTGCTGCAAGTGGGTCGGCCACAATAAACCCTTACATTAAACCAGGTCCTTTAACTCAAAGTTATGGTTATGGTTGGGGTACCTCTCCATGGGGAGGAGCTTCTGGAGTTGTAAATACTTTAAATGGAACTTTATCAGATAATACTTCAGGTACCGGTGGATCTGGAACAGATATTACATTAACCTCAACTACAGGATTTCCTGCATCAGGAACTATAAAAGTTGGAGCTGAATTTATTTCATACTCTGGAGTTACAGGAAATAATTTAAACAATATTACTAGAGCAGTGGGTGGTACTAGATCTGCACACAGTTCTGGAGCAGGTGTAGAATACTACACAGGATGGGGATCAGCAGCTCTTTCTTCTACGAATGCACTAGATCCTGCATCATGGGCATTAGATCACTTTGGCCAAAAATTAATTTGTACTATTAAGAATGGTAAAACTTTTGAGTGGGATCCATTATCAGTAACAACTGCAGCTTTAGATACTAGAGCAACTATAATTTCAGGAGCACCTACAACTTCAGTAATGTCTATTGTTTCTGAAAGAGATAGACACTTATTAATACTTGGAACTGAAACTACAATCGGAACAGCTTCTACTCAGGATAAAATGTTTATAAGATTTTCAGATCAAGAAAATCTTTCGGATTATCAACCTACTTCTGTTAACACTGCAGGTACATTTAGGTTAGACTCTGGTGTAAAAATAGTGGGTGCAGCAAAAGCTAAAGATTATATTTTAGTAGTAACTGATACTTCTGCTTATGTAATTCAATTTGTTGGTCCTCCTTTTACTTTTTCTATAAGGCAAGTTGGAAGTAATTGTGGACTAATAGGACAACATGCAATTAGATATGTTAATGGTAGAGTATGGTGGATGGGTCAAGCAGGTGGTTTTTTTGTTTACGATGGTACAGTTAAATCCGTTCCTTGTTTAGTTGAAGATTTTGTATTTACAAATAAAGGAGATAATCTAGGTATTAACTATACTGCAGGTGAAACAGTTTACGCTAGTTTAAATCATTTGTATGAAGAGATAATGTGGTTTTACCCGAAAGCTAGTGCAACAGAACCTGATAGAGTTGTGACTTATAATTATGTTGAGAATACTTGGACAACAGGAACTTTAGCTAGATCTAGTTGGCATGACTCAACTTTGTATGAAGCTCCTTATGCTACTGAATTTACCTCAACAGGGTTACCAACTTTTCCAACTGTTCAAGGCGTTACAAATGTAAATGGATCATCACTATACTATGCTCATGAGATAGGAAATAATCAAGTAGACTCCGCAGGTAATAAAACAGTCATACCTGCATTTATACAATCGGGGGACTTTGATTTAGGGGAAGGTGAAATGTTTATGAGTATGAGAAGGTTTATACCAGATTTTAAATTACTTACTGGTAATGCACAGATAACTATTAATTTAAGAAGATACCCTAATGACTCTGCAGCATCCTCGCCTCTCGGACCCTTTACTATAAACAGCACAACAGACAAAGTTGATACAAGAGCAAGATCTCGTTTTGCAAGTATAAAAATTGCAAACACTGCAACTGATGAAAGTTGGAGATACGGTACTTTTAGAGCAGATATTCAACCAGATGGTATGAGGTAATGGCTAAAGTAGATATAGTTATTCCTGAACCCTCTCCTACTTATACAGAGGAAAATCAAAGGCAGGTTGCTCAATCTTTACAAACACTAAAAGATAAGTTAAATACCTCTTATCAAAGAGAAATAAAAAACGAACAAGATACATTTAATTATTTTTTATCATGACAATACAATATAAAAACGCAGGAATAAATTTAACAACAACAGGAACTACTTCTGTTTTAACATCGCCTTCAAATGCACGATGTTTGATTAAACAAATACAAGTTGATAATTCTTCTGGTAGTCCAGTAAATTTATCTGTTCAAGTTACAGACACTTCTGCAACAGCTACCTTTTCAATTTCAAGAAAAGCAATAGCCGCTAATACCGTAACAAACATTATATCCGAAACTTTAGTTTTAGAAGAGAGCGATATTTTAAAGATGACTGCTGGCACGGCTAATGAAATACAAGGTATAATTAGTTACGCACAAATAGACAGATCTCAAGAAAATGGCTAGAAAATTTAAAGACTTTGTTGAAAGAGACAAACCTAGAAAAAGACCTAGAAGACACTGTAAGACTCCAAATAAAAAAAAGAAGTTGCAGCATAATAAAAAATACAATAGACAGGGACGAAGACAAAAATAAAAAGTAATGCTTTATCCTATAACTGTTGCAGATGATTTTTTTGCAAAGCCTTATTCAGTAAAAGAATTAAGCAATAAATTTAATTTTACACCATGTGGCTCAGGTTATTTTCCAGGTGTAAGATCTGAACAATTAGGGTCTTTAAAAGAATCTTACAGTTTTTTTAATTATACTTGCCAAAAAATTTTAAGTATTATTTATCCAGAAAGTGTAAATGATATACAATACAGCGCAGAACTTTATTTTCAAAAAATAAGTAATGAGTTTAAAAATCCAGGATTTATTCATACAGATAGTATTAAAGAATTGACTTCAATAATTTATTTAAGTCCACATGATAGTTGTGGCACTAATTTTTATGATCCAATTGGTGAGCATCCTATAGATAACCCAGAGTTAAGAGACAGTAAATTTGATATTTATAAAAATAAAAACTTTACAAATGAAGCTGAAATAGTAAATAAACTTAATAGAAACTTTAAAAAAACACTTACGGTTTCATCAAAATTTAATAGAATGGTATTATTTGATGGATCATATTTACATGGTGTAGAAAATTTTATAGATGAAAAAGTAAATGAAGACAGATTAACTTTAATTGCCTTCTTTCATCATATAACAAAAAATGGTATAAGATACCCTATGGTAGAAAACAAAAGGAGGCTATAATGAGCGAAATAGAAAAAATACCAGCAACGGCAACGGAGATTATCAAACACAAAAGAACAGGTAAAGTATATGATACAAAAGCTGATTTTGATAATGATGTTGCTGATCCCAATACTGACACTACTGTGGATGACTTTAGACAAGACCTTGAAATTAAAGTTACTAAAGTTACTATGGGAGCGTTAACTAAAAAATAATGGAACCTAGAGGCGCAACTGAAATACAACACGAGTTGTTGGAGAAGTACGTAGCAAAAGATTTATTAGATAAATTTCAAATTTGTACATCAATACCAGGTAAGGTACCTCTAGACAAAAACAAAATTAATATTCTTTGGCAAAAGAATTCTTTTGATCAAGGTAATCTACAACCTTTTTTTAGAGATAAATCTAGACACCATGAATATGATTGGTACATATTTAATAGTCATTGGAATTACGAAAAATTTAGATATGCTTTTGACATACCAACTGAGAAATCTGTTGTTATTAAAAATGGTATTGCAAATTTTCCAAAAAGAAAAGTATATAAAAAAGGTGACCCAATAAAACTTATACATCACTGTACACCATGGAGAGGATTAAATGTTGTTCTTCGGGCTATGCAAGAAATTAAAAACCCTAATATTATACTAGATGTGTATAGTTCTTCGCAAGTCTATGGTGATGCATTTAAAGAAAATCATGATGATAAATTTAAACCATTATATGAACAAGCAGAAAAATTATCTAACGTAAATTATATAGGATATAAACCTAATGAATATATTTTAGAAAAGATGCCAAGCTATGATATGTTTGTTTACCCATCTATATTTGAAGAGACTTCATGTGCTTCAGCTTTGGAAGCATTAGCTTCTGGTGTACATGTAATTACAAATAACTTTGGAGCCTTATATGAAACATGTGCTGAGTGGCCTGTGTATGTAAACTATAGTAAAAATTATGAAGCAATGGCTATAGATACAGCAACAGCTATTAAGGTTGCAGCATCATATTTACATGAAGAATTTATACAAGAGCATTTAGATGAACAACAAAAGTTCTATAAGAGATTTTATAATTGGAATAGAAAAGGAATGGAATGGACAAGCTTTTTGAAAGGAGCCATTAGTGAAAGAAACAATAAATAAAGATACATACCAAACACTAAAAGAAATTAAAGTTGACGAGGCTCAAGCAGAAAAAGCAATTACACCTATGTGGAAGAATAATTCTAATAGTTCAGATGTATCATTGTTTGTAGCAACACCAGTTCATAGCGATTGTTCTATACATTATGCTCAAGCTTTATTAGAGTTACAAGCACTCTGTTTTAAACATAGAATTAAAATAACATTTTCTCTTATTAAATCATCTTTAGTTACACAAGGTAGAAACTTATGTGTAGCAGGTTTTCTTGAATCAGATTGTACTCACATGTTGTTTATTGATTCAGATATTTATTTTGAATCTAAATCTATTTTAGAAATGCTTAAAAAGAATAAAGAACTTATTTCTATACCATATCCTTTAAAAACAATTATGTGGGATAAGGCTTTCGATAAAATTAAAAAAGGATCTATTAAATCAATAAATGATTTAAAAAGTTCATTTAATACCTATCCTATGAAGGTAGCAGAAGATGATAATATACTTGTTGATAATGGAGTCATAGAAGTAACTCATAGCCCTACTGGATGTATGATGATTAAAAGATCAGTATTTGATAAAATGATTAAAGCATATCCAGATAAGAATATTATACAAAAAACAGTCATTAATGGGGAGTATGTTGATAGACCAAATCTATGGAACTTTTTTGATACTATGCATGACCCAATCACTAAGACTTATATGGGTGAGGATTTTTCTTTTTGCCAACGTTGGAAAGATATAGGTGGTAAATGTTATGCCTATATCAAAGATAATATTGTGCATGTTGGGGAACATCAATACGAGGGTAAATTTCAAGATGAGTTGAAACCTAGTAAGTAAAATGGTAATATATGCTAATATTAGGAAAGTAGACTATGGATCCATTTACATTAGCATTAGCCACATTTGGCGTACAAAAACTTAGAGGTAAATCAACAAAGAGAGCACTGAGAGATGCTGCCTTAATCGGTGGTGGTTCTTATGCTTTAGGCGCTGCAGGTATGGGGCCTGCATCATTTCAAAACCCAGCATTCTCAAGTATAGGAATGGGTGGAAGTCAAACTTATGGTGCA